TTAAAGCGTTAGCAGATTTGTTTGGACTATTCTACATCGGTATGGCCGGTGTTGTTGGTGCTTACATGGGTATGACCGCTTACATGAGTGCAAAGAGATAAGTCATGGCAGAAGAAATCAGTAAATCCCTTCAAGAAACAGAAAAAGTTATAAAAGAAACACGGGATTTAATTAAAAAACAGTCTAAAGCAGTTGCCGATCAGAAGACTTTGGTGAAATTAGCGGTAAGTAAAGGCGATGAAAACACCAAGGAGCTCGCTCAGGAGTTCAGCGCATTAGTTAAAACCCTTCAAAAATCACAAGAAGTTTTAGAGGATTTAGAAGCATCTTCTACAAACCGTAATTTAAAATTTTCTGAAATTGTTTCTTCAATGGATAAAGCAGAGGTTGAAGACAGAATACAAAGAAAGGCATATCTTGAAAATAGTAGGAAAGATTTAGACCATCAAAGAATATTGATCGAACAACAGGGGGGAATAGCAACGGCAAATAAAGAATATGCGAGAGCAGACCGTGAACTTAGACAACAAGAGTTTGATTTACAGAAGGACAATGCAACAACTAAAGCAGGAAGAAAGGAAATCCGACAAGAGGAGTTAGCATATAATAAAAAACACGGAACTTTCATGCAAAAAATAGTCGCAAATACCGCTGGTATGTGGGGCAGTATGAAAGATAAGATGAAGTCGGCCGGTAAAGGTGTTTTAGCGTTTTTAGGTAGTATTGCCTTCGGCGCCGTATTGCTTGCTCTTGGTAAGTTTTTACAAAGTCCAATGTTTACAGAATGGTTAAAATATCTCAATAAAACAATTATACCCATGGCGAAAAAATTCGGAGTTACTTGGACAAAACTTGGTATTGGTTTAGGTGCTATTGCTGCTATTTTTGCATGGAAGAAATTTATGCCATCATTTGGAATAATGAAGGCTGCCGGGCGTTTGTTGGCGAGTAATCTTTCTAAACTTGGTGGTAAAATGAAAGATAAATTTGCCGGGATGTTCGGCGGCAAAAAAGGCGGTGGTGGTCCCGCCCGTGATCCGAAAACCGGCCGGTTCGTTAAAAGGGGCAGCCCAACTTCTAGTAGAGCAGGTGGCAGAAGACGAGGGCCTGGCGTTATGTCTAAAATTGGTCAAGGAGCAAAAAGTCTGGGCACGGGTGTTGGTGCTGGGATTGGCGGACTTCTTAAAGGTATGGCTGGTGGACTTGCTGCGTTGGCAAACCCAGCAACACTTATTGGTCTTGCCGCTATAGTTCTTGCAATTAATGGTATTGCGTTCGCAATAAGAATTATGTCTCCAGTACTTGAACCATTTGGAAAATTATTAGAAAGCACTGGAGAAGCTATCAAAACAGTTTTTAGTGGATTGGGTGGTTTTATAAAAGATATTGGTAAGACCATTGAGGGTATTATCAGTACTATTGGTGATTCTATTGGGAAGGTTATTGATAAGATAACTAGTATGCAAACTGCTGGTACTAAAGCAACTACTGATCAGATTAAAGAATTAAGTAATATCCCGGGCGATCAAATGATTAAAACTGCCAGTGGTATTGAAGCAATGAAAAAAGCACTTGATGATTTTGGTGGTGGTACTTTTACTAAAATTGGAAATAAACTATTTGGTGGTAATGGACCGATAGATAAGATTATTGCTTTGTCTGATAAAGTTCCACAAATGCAAAAAGCAGCACGGGCGATTGCTATTCTTTCGGCCGCCGGTGGTGATTATATGAAGGCTGAAGATGAAATAAAGAGGATGAAAAGAATTGCTCAACTTGAAAAGGATATCGCTTCGGGTGATGTAGAAGGCTTGAACACCAAAAAAAATATCACAAAAGCCAAAACAGAACTTGCTACTCTTAAAAAACAAGGTCAAAGTGTTCCGGCGTCTGCAAATATAGGAGGTTCAATTGGTATCAGTGTGGCCACAGAACATACGATTACTAGAGCAATTGACAAATCTAAAATTTTACAAGAAGCAGCAATGGGTACTAGTATCGTTAATAATGCGCCGACTACAAACAATACTTATAACCAAACAACAGGAAGCAGTGTGCCTATGACTGCACCTAAAAGGGCGGCTGGGACGAGGGTTAATTAAACCCCCCATGTTTCCATGAGGGGTTTTAAAGATTAACTATCTTCTGCTAATTTTTCAAAATAAGAGAAGGTATCATCTTCTGAAGAGTCTTCTACAGAAACCGTTGGTGCCGGTTCTTCTTTTGTATCAACAACAATAGATGTGTTTGGAGAATCATCAAATGGATTTGATTCATCAGAAACATTTGAAGTGTTAACTGTACCAGAAAGAACAGTATTCAAACGAGTCTTCAACTCATCATAAGACTTAAAGTTAGTAGTCGCCGAGAATTCCACAAGAGGATACTGACTTTTCCAAAGCTTTTCCAACTTGTCATCATCTTTAAGAAGAGGTGATGGTGTATCAAATTCTGATTTATCATAATTCCAATAACCATCCACTTTACGCAACTTCAATTTGAAATTTGCACCTTCCCAAAAATCAAAGGGATTGATAGCAGTTTCATCTTGAAATGCGGGTTGCATGGTTTCAAGAATTTTATCAAAAATCTTCTTACCGAAACGATAGAGAAAAACCTTACCCTCATTTTCTGGATTAGAGGGGTCTTCTATAACGTAGATGTTGGAGAAATATTGCAATTTGCGTTTCTGTTTGCGAGCAATCTCTTTATCAGATTCAACACCAGAATTCCAATATGCAGTATTCATTTCCGATACAGGGTCTTTTTGACCAATAGTGGTAAGTGAATTTTCAATATACCACTGGCCAGTTGGTCCTTGGAATGCATGATTCCAAACCTTTACCCAGGGCATATCTTCACCATCTACAGAGGGAAGAAAACGAATAACTGCATAACCGTTACCTGTTTTATCCATTGTAGGTTTCCACAGACGTTCATCAACGTATGACTTCTTTTCCTGTGGGGCGTTATCCTTTTCAACTGCACCAAGCAGTTTGTCTAAGGAATTAGACTTTTTGAGTGTATTAAACGACATTATATGTCTCCTTATGTAATCGTATGTTTTCGTATGTTTATGTTATAGTTAATTTATCACAAAACTCAGTCTTTGTCAAGTACCCTACGTTTTTATTTTCTAACCCTAAATCAAACGCCTTCGATAGACTATATCGATCCTTCGATAGAGGAGTAGAAACCCAATAAAATTGGGTGCTAGAATGTTTTTCAAAGACAAATTGCATCTGGTTTAACCAATTAGAAGTGTTAAAACCTTTTGCATCACTTGACAGATAATTATCTGTCCCTTTATATATGTTGTTTAACGGTTCATCATATGATGATAAGTCAAACCCCAATATATAAATTTCTCCACAGGTGGTTAGCTCACACGCTAAATCCATTGCTGTGCAACCAGCAGACCATCCTTCATGTCCACTGATACTATTAATTATATCATCTTCATTAACGTATGTAATCCACACACCAATGTCCTTATGTACCTTTTCCTTCAAATCTTTTTCATCCAAGTGGGGGAAATCTTTTTTAATTTCCTTCACTCTATGATCTAAAACAGATAGAGCAGATTGATTACGGTGCAGACGATTAGTAAATGGGTCTTTACCAGATATCACCGCTAAGTCTGTTCTTTTCTTACTACGATGAATAAACTCCTTTGGTGTTTGATTACCCATTAACAAAACATCGGCCACTGATGACGGTACAGGATTCCAATTTGCAAACCAAGAACAACAATTTTTAGTGTAACCAGAATCGTAAATCTCTTGTTGCATTGCATAGTCCATTGCAACAATGTTATCAACTGGGCCATCACGGTAGATTGCATTACATCCCCAAGTGATAACACTTTTGTCACCAATAGTACATTTAGAGGGATTGTACCAAGACCGTGATTCTCCGTTCCCTATAATCAGTGCCTTATTCATCATCAACCTTTTTTGTAAAGTCTGCAATAAGAGGGAAAATGGGTGTTATTGCATACGCACATTCTCTTGCAATTGCTCTGTGTTCTTTCTGTGTTTCTTCACCTGTGCGTAGTTCAATATAATGCACCCATGAACGCAATGTTCCGTTCATATACATACGAGACATAGTAAGTCCTTCTGGAAGAACTACACGGGCCTGTTCCTTTGCGATACCATTGTTAATTGCCCATTCATATGCTTCTTTTGACTTTCTAATAACTTCTTCTTGTTGTGTCATCCATGATGCTGAAAGTTCTTCATCAACAACCTCAATACTGTTCTGCCGATTTTTTTCATCTTGGAGTCTTGCTTCTCTTGTCACAAATTCCATATCTTGAGTAGGATCAGCATATCTTTGGGAAAACTCTTGGAAAGAAAAAGAACGGTGACGTAAAATTTGACGGCCGATATCTCTGGTAGTTTCAATTTCAAGACAAACACTTACCATCTCTAGAGGACTCCAATGTTTATGTTTGATTAAATATTCAATTAGTTTTTTACTGGTTTTTGGGTTGTGTTGATTGGAAGGATTAGATACACGAGCACAATATGCAATAAGCTCTTGTGGATTAACATTAGGGTTCAAACCTACTTCCGGGGGTAGGTTGAAGATTGCATTTGGTGATGAATATGATATTAAATTTACGGTCATAATATTTTAAGTGGTGCCACGGGTAGGATTTGAACCCACGGCCTGAGCTTTACAAAAGCCCTGCTCTACCCCTGAGCTACCGTGGCAAACAATTCTTTCCTTTAACAATCATCTTCCTCTTCGGAATCAGGTTTCAAATATTCTATGATTGCTGATCTGTGGTTGGGTTTTAGTCCACGAATTTTCATTTTGGTTCCCTTTATATATTTTTTAGGGTTTGCTAAGAACGAATCGAGAGTTTCATCAGTCCATATCACCTTAGAACGTTTCATCGCCTTTGAGTATCTATACCCCTTCTGTGATCCTGCTTTCTTGTCCCATATGTCACCCAACGGTGGGCCCATTTTCTTTTTTGTTAGAGAATGGCATGACTTACATTTCTTTTTAAAGAATTTCTCGCCGGACAATTCTCCACTAATTGCACTACTCGTAATCAGTAGAACTGTCAGGAAAACAAGTAAGGGGGTTTTAATCATGGATTCTATCCTTCAACTCCTGTACTCTGTTTTCCAGAACACCTACGGTTGTCCTCAAATTACCAGTATCGTGTTCATCAAAACGACTCTTTAAAACAGCGATTTCTTCTACTAGTACAATAATCTTATCTACCGTAGCAAGATTACTCTCATTACCATTATATGTCACTTATTTGTCCAATTTTTCTTTGGAGTATGTCGCCGTTGTGGACGATACCCTTTCGGCCAGGTTGGTTGACGGGAAGCGAGAGTTTTAACCCGCTCTGTAAGTTCATCATTGGACTTAACCAATTCTGCATTATCAAAAGAGAGTGATTTAACTTCAACCTCTAGTTCTTGAATTTTAGATTCATAGAATCCTTCTTTTCTTTGTTCCATCAACTGGACTCCTCTATAAGATTTAATAGTCTTATTCTATACTGTTTAATATCAATTGTCAAGAACCTTTCGTAATTATTCATCATTTTTTTTAAGTCCGGCCAGATGATATCTTCACTTAATTTTTTTGACCACTCATCTTCATAATGTACCAAGTTGTTTAATATAATCATTGTTTCAATTGAAACACGTTTACCAAGAAATTCTCTTAATAACTTGGGGTGCTGATTATTTTTTATTTTAAATAAATTTTCAAAGGTTTCAACTAGCGGTTTCATTTCAATTTCAAACTGTTCAAAGAAACCTTCACGATGCATTTTCCATGTCCAATAATTTTCATCACTGAAATTTTTAATGTACCCTTTATGGTCTTTGATAAAGTTTGCTAGAAAATAGTCTTTTGGGTCGGCGTGTTTATTTGAAAGACGAACAAAAAATGCTCGATCCTTTCTTTTATAAAAGGAATCTCTGGATACTTTGGTTTTGCCATTATACTTAATATAATCATAATCACCAGAACCAAAGTGTGCCTTCATAGCACAATACATTAGATATACATCTACAGGTTTCATTTTTAAATAGGTAGTTGCGCCTGTCTTGGTAAAAAATTTAATTCTCGAGCATTTGCCTCAATCTTTTCTTTGAGACTTTTGGATATTAATCTACTAACTGTATCTGGTTCAATACCTTGTCGGTGACAATAATCAAGAATTGCTTCCATATGTGTTATATTTTTTTCTAAAACTATACGTTCAATTTCTAAAGAGAATTTTTTTGTAGTATTCAATACATTAATATTTATAGACATATATATTCCTTAAAACTGTGGGGGCTAACCGTGACCCCCGGCGTGTTTATTAGGGAACAACCCCTGCGTTCTTTATTTCTTTTCAGAAACAAAAGTGTATAATTCCTCAGCAGTTTCAAGTATTTCTTCAGGCTGATACATTTTTGGTGCATACTCCTTAAAAAATTCTTTTGGATCAGTTGTAGCATTACTAAACTTTTCCATTGCCATATGTGTGGCATCTACTGCTAAATCAT